GATAAAAAGTGGGCTTTTGGCCACAGCACGAAAAATTCACATTCTGTCCATAATGTAGACTTGCATAAACTTGCCAATGAGCATATAGTAAAAACTACCGATGACCACACTTTTTCGAGAGGTGAAAACAATGAAAGACTATGAGAAGTCCTTTATCAATGACGCCGGGATTGAAGAATGGGTAACCACCGATAGCTTCGGAAACGAAGTACATTGCTACGCCGACAAGTTCGCTGAGGTACATACCAAAGCTCCGATTTGCGAATGCGGCACACCGCTGGTCGAAGAAGCACACGAGGAGTGGTACTGCCCCAAGTGCAAGACTACTCGGAACAGCAGTGAATTTTCAAGGCCTATCCGTCCTGAGAGCTATATGGCACACAATCTTGCACCCCATGAGGATTTCGGCGAGTATAAGTATATGCCCGATGCAACTGGCCACATGATGTTCGAGGCAGGTGCGCCGAACTACGACCTGGAATTTTTCAATCTCATCTAGCAGATAACATATTTTCTTGGCCCTTACGTGATTTGCGTAAGGGCTTTTCTTTTTGCCCCAAAACCCATCTCGCGTGAAAAATTCACGCGAAAAAATCTGCCTCTTTTATGAGGAGGAGTAGAATGCGTCTCAGACGTGCTCTACTCCTTTTTTATTTTGGAGGTTGACATGTTAGAAAACACATTCAAGACCGGCTTGGTGAAAGAGCTGAAGTCTCGCTTTCCCGGCTGCATTGTGCTCCACGCAGACCCTAACGAGATACAGGGTATTCCTGACCTCGTGGTTCTGTACGAAGACACATGGGCCGCACTGGAAGGCAAGAAGTCAGCAAGAGCATCTCATCGCCCAAATCAGGACTACTATGTAGAAAAGATGAACGAGATGAGTTATGCTGCTTTCATCTACCCGGAGAACAAGGAGGAGATACTGAATGAACTGGAACGATCATTCCAAGCTCGTAGGTCTGCACGCCTTTCTGGGTGCGAGTAAGTATCATTGGATAAACTATGATGCTGCACGCCTTGCTGAGACCTATGCCAGCTATCAGGCCAAGGAAAATGGCACAAGACTGCACGCATTTGCGGCAGAGTGTATTGCTCTTGGTCAGAAGCTGCCGAAAAGCAAAAAGACGCTCAACGCCTACGTCAACGATGCCATCGGCTTCCGTATGACACCGGAACAGGTGCTCTATTATTCGGGCAACTGCTTCGGAACGGCAGATTCTATCACTTTTAAGAACAACTTACTGCGAATCCACGACCTCAAGACCGGAGCTGTTCCTGCACATATGGAGCAGCTCTTTATTTATGATGCACTTTTCTGTTTGGAGTACCGCGTACACCCGCAGGACATCCAAATCGAAAACCGCATTTATCAGAACGATGATGTCTTTACGGTCAACCCGACCGAGGCCGAAATCAAGCCTATCATGGACAAAATCATTGAGTTCGATAAAATCATTACGGAATTGAAGTTAGGAGAAGCAGCATGAATCCGATCGAAAAAGACATCAAATTCTTTTATGACGTGGACGACGAGACCGACAGCCTCGAACACTACGGTACCAAGCGCCACTCCGGCCGCTATCCTTGGGGTTCTGGTGAGAATCCTTATCAGCGTTCCGGCGATTTCCTTTCCCGTGTGGAGGAACTGAAGAAGACCGGCAAGTTCACCGAGAAAGAGATTCTCGAACAGATCAACGCAACGCTGCCCGACGAGTACAAGATGGGAACGACCGAGTTCCGAGTTGCTCAGCAGAAGGCTCTTCATGAGCGGAAAGCGCTCCAGTACGACCAGATTCGCGCTCTGAAGCAGGACAATCTGAAGTGGACTGAAATCGGAGCAAAGTTAGGCCTTTCCGAGTCTACTGTTCGCTCCATGTACAGCAACGGTATCGGCGAGAAGGCAAATCAGGCTCAGAAAATCGCCGAGACGCTGAAGGCGGAAGTCGATAAAAAGGGCATGATTGACGTGTCTGAAGGCACAAATCTGGTTCTTGGCGTCTCCGAAGGTAAGCTTGACGAGGCCATCTACATCCTCGAGGCTGAGTATGGTTATCAGCGCTACGGTGTTGGTATTCGTCAGCCAACCAACATCAACCAGCAGACGAATGTTACTGTTTTGGCAAAGCCCGAGTACAACCAGAAGTATGCGTATGAGCATCAGGGCGACATTCAGTCTTTGGGTGACTACCACTCGGATGATGGTGGTGAGACATTCCAGAAGCTCCAGCGTCCGTCCAGCATGAGTTCCGACCGTGTTGCGATTCGCTACGGTGACGAAGGCGGTCTGGACAAGGATGGTGTTATCGAGATTCGCCGCGGCGTGGATGACCTGAGCCTTGGCAACAGCCACTATGCGCAGGTCCGCATCATGGTGGATAACAGTCACTACCTCAAGGGTATGGCTGTTTATTCTGACGATGTGCCTGATGGATATGATGTCATTTTCAATACGAACAAACCCTCTGGCACGCCCAAGATGAAGGTGCTCAAGCCCATCAAGGACGACCCGGACAATCCCTTTGGTGCAGCTCTTACTGCGGCTGGACAAAGCGAGTACATTGGTGCCGACGGGAAGAAGCATCTTTCTCCCATCAATAAGCTCCGTGAGGAAGGCGAATGGGACACGATGGCAAAAAATTTGTCCTCGCAGTTCCTCTCCAAGCAGCCCATCAAACTCATTAAGCAGCAACTCAATCTTACTCTGGCTGACCGCAAGGCTGAGTATGAAGAGATCATGAACTATGACAACCCGACTATCAAGAAGAAATTGCTGATTGATTTCGCAGATACCTGCGAGGGGAACTCAATGACATTGAAGGCTTCGTCTTTCCCGGGTCAGTCTACCAAGGTCATCCTGCCCCTGACCAAAATCAGCGAGAAAGAGTGCTACTGCCCGCCTTATGAGAACGGCACTCAGCTTGCGCTGATTCGTTTTCCTCATGCGGGTACTTTTGAAATTCCTATCGTTACGGTCAACAACAAGAATGTCAGTGGCAAGCGGAACTTCGGCAATATTCAGGATGCCATCGGTATCAACTCCAAAGTTGCAGAGCGCCTGTCTGGTGCAGATTTCGATGGTGATACTGTCGTTGCTATCCCCATTTCCAGCAAGGTGGCTGTCAAAGCGACAGCTGCACTGAGAGACCTGAAAGACTTTGACCCTAAGACTGCTTATGCTGTCCCGGAAGGCAACCCGAATGGTGTATGCCTGATGAAGAAGGAAGAAAAGCAGAAAGAGATGGGCATCATCTCTAACCTCATCACAGATATGACACTCCGCGGTGCAGATGAAAAGGAGATTGCTCGTGCAGTCAAGCATTCGATGGTTGTCATCGATGCAGAAAAACACAAGCTGGATTACAAGCGGTCTGAGCGGGAGAATGGTATTCAGGAACTGAAGAAAAAGTGGCAGATCCGTGTGGATGAGGACGGCAATGAACACTTTGGTGGTGCATCTACACTGCTGTCTCGCCGCAAGCAGACCGTATATGTCCCCGAACGTAAGGGCAGTGCCCGCATTGATAAGGAAACTGGTGAGCTTATCTACAAAGAGTCTGGCCGCCGGTATTTCGATAAGAAGAAAGGCGAGTTTGTTGATGCACAGCAGAAGGTAAGTCTTATTTCCATGACGCCCGATGCGCGCACCCTCTCTTCCGGTACGCCGCAGGAGAATCTGTATGCAGATTTCTCGAACGAGCTGAAAGCACTTGCACGGAAGGCTCGGAAAGAAGCTGCTAACATGAAGGGCTTGGTTTACAGCCCTGCGGCTGCCAAAGAGTATCGCGCGGAAGTTGATTCCATCAACGCGAAGCTTGAGTCTGTCATTGCTAACAAGCCGAAAGAGCGCCGCGCCATGGTGATAGCAAACGCGAATATTAAGGCAAAGATTCAGGCTCTGGACCTTGATCCTAAGCTTGACAAGAAGGAAATCAAGAAGATCTCTTCCGTTGAGATGCAGCGTGCGCGTGATTCAATCGGTGCAAGCGGAAGTAAGACACGCATTACGTTCACAGACCGTGAATGGGAAGCTGTGCAGAAAGGTGCAATTTCGGATTCCAAGTTGACAAAGATTCTTAATGCTTCTAAGTCGGACGAAATTGTTAAGCGAGCAATGCCAAAGACTGCTACTGTGATAACCAACGCGAAGATGGCCAAAGCAAAAGCGATGCTCGCCAACGGGTATACCTATAACGAAATTGCCAAAGCTTGTGGTGTTCCCGAGTCCACTGTTTACAGTGCTCTGAATAAGTAAGGAAGGCTTTGAACTATGATTCGATGCTTTTTAACAACGACCGATAACCCTTATAATCCCTACAGCCAGTTCGACGACTGGTATCGTTTCGATATGGATAAGGTCTACAACTCCTGCGGACTGCTGATGCGGCTGGCCTATACCTCTGACCAGCTGACGGATGCAGAGAATGCATACGAAATTGAGCAGGCTATTGATGAAATCATCGCCAACGACCCGCTCAACATCTACAAGAAGCTCAAGATGGAGGTCGAAGACGACACGACCCTTGCGCAAAGCGCGTAAGGGGATAGGGAGGGGGGTCGCAAAATCAACACCCCCTCTCAAATCGCGCCGGTCTTTGATATTTCTCCGGAGGGAAAATTGATATTTGGGCTTTCATGCCTGGTATTGACCTCCATTGATATTTTATAGAGAAAACTTGCCGAGGTCTGGGGAGTAGACCGGGCTTCGGCGGTTTTTCTAAGGGTTCACGGGTACACTCCCTTATTATACCTTTGTGGTACGGGTATGGATACGTTTTCATGATCGTTCAACCTCCAATAGAACTTTCCCAAAATCATTTCCTCCTTTTGTGTCGAGTTACTGCTTTGCTCTGACATACCCGTGAACCCTTAGAAAAGCCTTTTATTTTTGTCATGAAGTTATTCGTGACAAACTTTGAAAAAAAACAAAAAACACCAGCAATGGCGGGTAAACCAAAATCTGGAGGATAAGAACGCGAACGATATTTGACAGAATTTTACAGAAAGGATGGTGCCGGAAATGGGCGCAAGAAAAACTTCCGGCGCTGACCTGCCCGCAATGAGGCCGGCACTGACTCCGGAAGCACGAGAAAACCAGATGATCTCTCTGGCAATGGACTTGGTGGAAAAGCGGATACGGGAAGGAACAGCCTCTTCTGCAGAGACCACCCACTTCCTGAAGCTGGCGACGAGTAAGACAATGCTGGAAAAGCAGAAGCTCGAGGAAGAAAACAAACTGCTGCGGGCAAAGACAGAGGCCATCAATGCAGCGAAGGACAACGAAGAGCTGTACCGGGAAGTGCTCAAGGCTATGAGAGAGTATTCCGGCGAGGATGATGGTGAAGGAGAAGAGTATGAGTGCTGAGGTGTTCCGGATGCTTTGGGTCGTGGCAGTCCCAGCGTTGTTTGGAGAGGTGTTCTGGTTCGGTGAATACGGCGGTGTGAACGAGAAACAGGACAATATGCTGTGGGCCGTGTTCCTTGCGACAGTTACATTCCTGATTGCGGGTGCATTTGCAATGGACCACGGGTACATCTGAGAAAGAGGCGGCTCTATGACAGAGTTCGAGAGGATACTGTTGTCTAGCTTCCTTGCATGTTTTGTGGCCTTTCTGCTGGCGGTATGGCTGGGGAAGAAACCGGATAATGCCCTGAGCAGAAGTGCTCTTTGTATGGCGGGCCTTACGGGCATGATTTCACTGCTATACGAAATTGTGGAGATGCTGAAATGAAAAGCTACAGCGAAATGTGCCGATGTGGGACATTCGAGGAGAGGCTGAAGTATTTACAGCTTCACGGGACGGTGGGAAAGGACACCTTCGGGTTTGACCGATACCTAAACCAGGACTTTTACCGCTCGAAGGAGTGGCGGCAGTTCCGGGACAGGATCATCGTGCGGGACGGAGGCTGCGACCTCGGGTGCAAAGACCATCCTATCGCAGACATCACAGCCAGCGGAGGAAAGGTGAGCCGGGCGCGCATCACGATACACCACATCAACCCTCTGACGAAAGAGGACATTCTCGAGCACCGGGAAGCACTGTTCGACCCGGAGAATGTTATTAGCGTGTTGGATGCGACGCACAAGGCCATCCATTACGGCACCGGGGACGGGCCGAAGATACCGGATGGCAAGAGAACAGCATGGGATACCTGCCCTTGGAGGAAATAGGATGAATTGGACGACAGCTTGGCTTACCATGAAGCAGGGACACAAAGTGAAACGGCGGGGGTGGAAGGACGCCTACTGGCATATTTCCGGCACAGAGCTTCTGATCCACACGGAAAACGGCGAAGAGATCAACTTCCGCAAGGTCAAAGATATTGGCATGATGCTGAACGTGACCTGCTGCGACGACTGGGAACAGGTTATGGAAAGGATAAAACGATGATGGGCCACTTTACCTGACAACGAAAGAAAAAAACAGAGGAGGATTCAAAATGGACAACGAAGCTATGATGAACCGCGCAAAGCAGCTGGTGGTGGACTACTTTAACGCCCATGTGGATGCGACCGACAGCAAGAAGCTGACGATGGAGGATGTGTTCATCGTATGGTTCTCGAAGACCTTGCAGAACTGGAAGGCGCTTGTGGGTACCACCGTATCTGACGGCATGTACTATGAGATCACCCACAACGGCGACAAGAAGGAGACCTACCTTGACGTGTACAAGAAGTGGGAGAACCAGTGCATTGCGGACGGAAACACCGCACATTGACGGAGGCGCAGCATGGACAGCATCCTGACAAGCGTGAAGAAGCTGCTGGGGATAGCGGAGAGCTACACGGCGTTTGATGCGGACATCATCATGCACATCAACGCGGTATTTCTGGTGCTGCAGCAGCTGGGAGTCGGGCCGGAGAAGGGCTTTGGCATCGTGGACGCAAGTGCCGTGTGGGACGACTTTCTGCCCGGAGACGAGCGGGCGAAGGCCATCGCGTCCTACATGGGCGCAAAGGTAAGGCTCGCGTTCGACCCGCCGCAGAGTTCGACCGCCATGGAGGCGCTGAAAAATACCGTTGCAGAAATGGAGTTCCGGCTGAACATTGAGTTCGATAAAACAGAGGTATGACAATGGAACTGAACGAAAAGCTCATCTTTGGCACGGTTTTGCGCTCAACCGATGAGTCAGACGAATACGGCATTTGCAGGAAATGCGCTCGATTCAAGACAGATGCATGTCCAAACGCGGCACGGTGTTTCAGCACGCTGCATAAGCCTTATTTTGAATCTGTCGCAAGTCAAGAAATTAGTGCAACATCCAAACAGCATATTTGTGATATACAATTCAATGCTGCTGCATTAAAAAGTTGAATTGCTATAAAATGAACGATTGACAGGAGAACGGAATCATGGCGCTATCGAACACGGCCACTCCCATCTACTACGGCCGGTTCCGGGAGGCCGTGATGCGGGGCGAGATACCTGTCTGCCGGGAAATTTCAATGGAAATGAACCGGATCGACGACCTCATCGCAAACCCGGGCGTTTACTACGACGACAAGGCCGTCAACGGCTTTATCAAGTTCTGCGAGAGGGAGCTGACGCTGACCGACGGCAGTGATCTGAAACTACTGGACAGCTTCAAGCTCTGGGCAGAGGAGATCTTCGGCTGGTACTACTTTGTGGAGCGGAGCGTGTACGTGCCGGAGCCCGGCGGACATGGGGGACACTACGAGCGCAAGCGCATCAAGAAGCGGCTCATCACCAAGCAGTATCTCATCATTCCCCGTGCGGCCGCAAAGACCATGTATCTGGAGTGCTTACAGGCCTACTTTATGACGGTGGACAAGAGCACGACCCAGCAGGTGACGACTGCCCCCACCATGAAACAGGCAGAAGAAGTCCTCTCGCCGTTCCGGACAGCACTGGCGCGGGCGAGAGGGCCTGTTTTTAAGTTCATGACCATGGGCAGCATCCAGAACACCACGGGTGCGAAGAGCGACCGGGTGAAGATGGCCTCCACCAAGAAGGGAATCGAGAATTTCCTGACGGGCTCGCTGCTGGAGATACGCCCCATGACCATCGAGAAATTACAGGGTCGGCGCGACCGTGTGGCGACCGTGGACGAATGGCTCTCCTGCGACATCCGGGAAGACCCCATTGGCGCCATTGAGCAGGGCGCAGCCAAGAACGAAGATTATCTCATCGTGGCGGCAAGCTCGGAGGGTACTGTCCGAAACGGCTGCGGCGACACCATCAAAATGGAGTTGATGGAGATCCTGAAGGGCGAGTATATCAACCCGCATGTCTCCATCTTCTACTACAAGCTGGACTCTATCGACGAAGTAGGCAAGCCGGAAATGTGGCTGAAGGCGAACCCGAACCTCGGGCAGACTGTGAGCTACGAGACTTACCAGCTGGATGTAGAGCGCGCTGAAAACTCGCCCGGCGCACGGAATGATATTCTGGCCAAGCGATTCAACCTGCCGATGGAAGGCTACACCTACTTCTTTACTTATGAGGAGACCCTGCGGCACCGACACCGGGACTTCTGGCAGATGCCCTGTGCTATGGGCGCTGACCTTTCGCTGGGCGACGATTTCTGCTCGTTTACCTTCCTGTTCCCGCTGGAGAACGGATATTTCGGGGTGAAAACGCGGGATTACATCACCAGCTACACCCTCTCACAGCTTCCGCTGGCGATGCGGCAGAAGTACGAGGAGTTCATGAACGAAGGCACTTTGCAGGTGTTCGACGGGACTGTGCTGGACATGATGCAGGTTTACGATGACCTCGACACCTACATCCTGCAGAGCGAGTACGACGTGCGGGCCTTTGGCTACGACCCCTACAACGCGAAGGAATTCGTGGAACGGTGGGCGCAGGAGAACGGCCCGTTTGGCATCGAGAAGGTCATTCAGGGCGCAAGGACGGAGAGCGTACCGCTGGGCGAACTGAAGAAGCTGAGCGAACAGAGAAAGCTGCTGTTCGACGAGGCACTGATGGAGTTTGCCATGGGCAACTGCATCACGCTGGAGGACACCAACGGGAACCGGAAGCTCTACAAGCAGCGGCACGACAAGAAGATCGACGCCGTGGCGGCGCTGATGGATGCCTACGTGGCGTGGAAGCTGAATCGGGATGCATTTGAGTGAGGTTATATATGATGGGTGACTGGTGGGATCATATTGCCCATGCAATCAGTTTGAAGTGAAGGCAGGTGAGAAATCAAAATGGATTACTGGAAATTCATGGAGCACGGGCTGTTTGGAAAGGGCAGTGCGCGGAAGAATCACAAGTACTACCAGCGGGTCGAAGTAGGCACGGACCGGAACGGCAACACGGAATATTACTACTTCTACAGTAAGGAAGCATACGACAACTACCGGAGAAGCCGGGCGATCAGCAGAGGCGAGGACCCCGACAGGAAGCCGACCCGCGCCCAACAGAAAGAGTGGGGCAAGCAGAAGACCCTGAACGGCAAAGCCCGCCTTACAGGGGAATACCGTCGGGAGAGGCACCCGAACGGGCGCGGTGCGTGGGTGGCTACCGAGGAGTACGAGGATAAAGACGGTAAGCTGAAGCTGCGCAAGAAGTACATCTCGGGAGACGAGGTGACGAGACTGCGAGACAACATGTACCGAAAAAAGCGGGCCGAGGCAGAGACGGACAAGGAAAAGAAGGCCCGCATGAAAGCCGCCAAGAAGCGGTACAACAAGAAAATGTCGGCGGCACGCCGGAAGCGTGCTGTGCAGAAGGGTGCTCAGAGAGTAGCAAAGTTGCTGGGGCGGAAGCTGACATTGCAGTGAAAGTGAGGTGATGGCAAAGTGCAGACCTACAAAAATGAACTCTACCACTGGGGCATCAAGGGCATGAAGTGGGGCGTGCGGCGATACCAGAACAAAGACGGCACCCTGACGGCCGCAGGCAGGAAGCACTATGGAGACGGAAACGCCGGTGAGGACGCAGAACCCAAGGTGGAATATGCGCCGAAGCGCTCGGGCAAGAAAGCCGAGGATTACTCCGATGAGGAGCTGCGGGCGCGCATCAACCGGCTCCAAATGGAAAAGCAGTACCGCGACTTACAGGGGCAGACCAACATCCGGGTCGATGACCCCAACAAGGAGCTGAAGGCCGAGAAGGAGCGCTTGCAACTCCAGAAGGACGTGAAGCAGCTGCGGAACGACGTGTACGGCGGCAAGAGCTTTGTGAAGCAGGTCATGTCGGACGCCGGAAAGCAGGTACTGACCAAGGCGACAGCGGGCGTGATGAGCTACGGCGCGAAGAAATTCGTTTCGGATGTGCTGGGCAATCCTGAACTGGCGAATGCTGTGGTGAATGGCAGTGCTGCAAAGCAGGATCAGCAGAAGAAAGACGACCAGAAGAAGGACGACTGACCCGGGAGGATCTAAAGATGCCTAATACCTTTGGCGCCAGGCTGAAACATGCCTGGAACGCATTTCTGAACCGGGACCCTCCCCGGGTGTACGGAGGGGGCTACAGCTACCGGCCCGACCGGCCAAGGCTGAACCGGACGACCGACCGCACCATCCTGACGGCAATTTACGCCCGGATGGCGCAGGATGCCACAGCGATCACCATAAACCACGTAAGGCTCGACGAAAACGACCGCTTCGATGCGGTGTTGGACTCGGGCCTTAATTCATGCCTGAACCTTTCGGCCAACAAGGACCAGACGGGCAGGGCTCTGCGGTACGACATCTATCTCTCCCTGCTGGACGAAGGCGTCATCGCCATCGTTCCGGTGGACATCGACGAGGACCCGGTGACGGGGGAGACAGAGATCCTGTCGATGCGGGTGGGCAAGGTGAAGGAGTGGTACCCGGACGATGTACGGGTGGAGCTTTACAACGACAGGACCGGGCAGAAGGAAGAAGTCACCCTGCCGAAAGAGCGGGCGGCTATCGTGGAGAACCCCTTCTACTCTGTCATGAACGAGCCCAACAGCACCGTCCAGCGGCTCATCAGCAAGCTGCGCATCATGGACGCCGTGGACGAGCAGGCCGGAAGCGGAAAGCTCGACCTCATCATCCAGCTGCCCTACACCGTGAAAAGCCCTGCCCGGAAAGAACAGGCGCAGGAGCGGCGGAAGACATTGGAAGAGCAGCTGGCGGGCAGCCGATACGGCATCGGCTACATTGACGCTACGGAGCATATCACCCAGCTGAACCGGAGCCTCGAGAACAACCTGCTGAAAAGCATCGAATACCTGACCAACATGGCCTACAGCCAGCTGGGGCTGACGCCGGAGATCATGAACGGCACAGCGGACGACACTGTCATGACCAATTACGAGAACCGAGTCATCGAGCCCCTTGTGGCGGCTGTGGTGGACGAGCTGAAACGGAAGTTCCTGAGCCGCGAAGACCTCAAGGCTAAGCAGAGCATCATGTACTTCCGCGACCCGTTCAAGCTGGCACCCGTCTCGATGGTGGCCGAGATGGCCGACAAGTTCACCCGTAACGAGATCATGACGTCGAATGAGTTCCGTCAGGTCATCGGAATGAAACCCTCGAAAGACCCCAAGGCAGACCAGCTGCTGAACAAGAATCTTTCTCCCAACGCGGGACAGGCGGCACAGATTGGCAGTGACCCCGCCGCAAGAGGGCGAGAGGCTGTGGAGCAGATGGTAAATGAATCTTAAAAGAAAGGAGAAATCAAAATGGTGAATTTTGACTACGATTGCAGCGGCTGGGCGACGAAGGCGAACACCAAGTGTTACGACGGGCTGACCATTGCAGAAGACGCATTCAAGGGCTGCAGTGGCCAGACTGTGCCGATGGTGTACAACCACGACCACTCGAGCCTTGACAATGTCATCGGCCACGCACTGCTGGAAAACCGCAAGGGCGGGGTCTACGCTTACGCCAAGTTCAACGACACGCCCACCGGCCAGACGGCCAAGAAGTGCGTGGAGAACGGCGACCTGAACGCTTTTTCCATCTGGGCCAACGGCCTGCAGAAGGCCGGACAGGTGGTGAAACACGGCGTTATCCGGGAACTGAGCCTCGTACTGGCAGGCTGCAACCCCGGCGCGCTCATTCAGGAAGTGGTGAAGCACAGCGCTGACAATATGGACGATGAGGGCTGCGAGGCCTTTATCTTTAACGACCCGGGCAGTCTGAGCCTCGAACATGGCATGGACCCGGAGGGCAACCCGCTGGAGGAGGCCGTACTGGCCCACTCCGACGACAACAAGGAGGACGGCAAGATGGCCGAGGAAACCAACGGTAAGACGCTCGAAGAGGTCTACAACAGCATGACCGACGAGCAGAAGGAATGCTGCCATGCACTGGTGGGCCTGGCTCTGGAAGAGCAGGACGGTGACGGCGGCGAAGACGACGAGGAGGATGAAACCGACATGAAGCACAATGTTTTCGACAAGGATGCGGGCAAGCAGACCGTGCTGAAGCACAGCATCGACGACATCAACAGCATCATCAAGGGCGCAAAGACCAGCGGCACCCTGAAGGCGGCCTTCGACAACGCCGGCGTGGAACAGGGCGAGATCGATGAGCTGAGCCACGGCATCGACAACATCGACTGGCTGTTCCCGGAGGATCACCTGCTGGATACCACGCCCCGCATCATCGACAAGCCCGACGACTGGGTGAGCGTAGTGATGGGCGGCGTGAAGCACATCCCGTTCAGCCGCTTCAAGAGCATGTTCGCAGACCTGACCCCCGAAGATGCCCGTGCCAAGGGTTATGTGAAGGGCAATTATAAAATCGAAGAGGTCTTTGGCCTGCTGCGCCGCTCCACCGGCCCGACCACTGTGTACAAGAAGCAGAAGCTCGACCGCGACGACGTGAGCGACATCACCAGCTTCAATGTGGTGTCCTGGCTGCACAACGAGATGCGCTACAAGCTGAACCGTGAGCTGGCGCTGGCCTATATCCTGGGCGATGGCCGTCAGGCGGCAAGCGAGGACAAGATCGACGAGAACTGCATTCGTCCTATCTTCAACGATGCCGACCTGTTTACCATCAAGGTACAGGTGGCTACGACTGGCCTGAGCAAGGTGGAGGACAAGTACAAGGCCTTCATCAAGCAGGTCATCCGCAGCCGCAAGGAGTACCGCGGTAGCGGCACCCCGGCCATGTTCACTACCGATGACGCTCTGACCGAGATGCTCCTGCTGGAGGACGGCATGGGCCGCCCGCTCTACGCCGACGAGGCTGCTCTGGCCCGCAAGCTGCGCGTGAGCAAGATCGTCACGGTGCCTGAGATGGACGGCCGCAAGGGCGCCAAGGGCGGTGATCTGGCCGCCGTTATCGTGAACCTCAGCGACTACACCGTGGGCGCAGACAAGGGCGGCGCTGTCTCCATGTTCGACGACTTCGACATCGACTACAACGCCATGAAGTACCTCATCGAGACCCGCTGCTCCGGCGCACTGACGACTCCCTACAGTGCTATGGCCATCGAGTGGGCGGCGTAAAGAGCGCCGGATGCCCTCTCCGTCAGCTGAGCTGACACTTTTCCTCAGAGGGCAGGCACAGAATAAACCTCTAAGGCGCTTTAACTTTAGAGCACTCGCCCGTTAGGACCTCTCTGTCGGCTGCGCCGACACCTCCCCTTGAAAGGGAAGACTTTGGCAGGACGGTTTTGAGACTGCTGGACGAATGAAATTTCGTCTGGGCGTAAACGGCAGTGCGCTGCTAGAGAGGGCAGACACTGCAAAAGAAAGGAGATCAAAAATGACCCTGAAACCTTTTTACGACCGTACCGAGGATGTACACGTGGGCGCTTATGTCGCTTACGGCCACACCGACGGCAAGCTGTACGCTGACGCCGAGCACAAGATGAAGGTGAGCGCCGCCGACCTTGGCCGCGCCTTCATGCTGGGCCGCCTAATCGTGTGTGACGGCAAGAACTACTACGCGCCCATCGCATACGCAGAGGCCACCGGCGTGAAGACCTATGACGGCACTGCCGCCAAGAGCTGGACGGCAAGCGCCGAGTAATTTTGGCGGCCATGGAAGTTAGTGTACACTGACTCTGGAATTGAAATGGAGTGACGAAGCAATGGCAAAATGGTTTGGAAAAATCGGCTTTGAAGGGCAGACTGTGGAGACAGCGCCCAGTGTCTTCACCGAGGAAACGGTGGAGCGCGAATACTACGGCGATGTGCTGGAGTGGGGCCGACAGCTGCAGGCAGGGGATGGAGTGAACGACAATGTCACGTTCCAGAACCGGCTGAGCATCGTGGCAGACCCTTTTGCCCACGAGAATTTCGGCTCCATGCGATACGCCGAATTTGGCGGCGTGAAATGGAAGGTGACGGACGTGAAAGTACAGTACCCGCGCCTCATCCTGACATTCGGAGGGATATACCATGAGTGAGCAGAGACTGAGGCTGGACGGCATTCTCCGGAGGGTGCTGCAAGAAACTGTCGGAGAAATACATCTGTACTATCAGCCGCCCGCCAACCTGAAAATGCAGTACCCCTGCATCCGATACGATTTGAACCGCATCCGCAATGTACACGCTGACGGCCACGTCTATCTCCAGCACCCTTCCTACACGGTGACGGTGATAACCAAGACCCCGGACAGCGACCTCACAGCGGCCGTGTCACGCCTCGACCAGTGCAGACACGACCGCTCTTATATTGCGGACAATTTATACCACGACGTGTTCACTATGACCGTCTGAAAAACAAAAAGGAGGAACAAGACCTATGAGCAAACTGGAATGGGATAAGACCGGCGAGCGCCTGTATCATCTGGGCGTTGACCACGGCGTCGTTTTCCCGATGGTAAAGGGCAAGTATAGCCCCGGCGCACCCTGGAACGGCCTGACCGCTGTGAACGAGAGTCCTGACGGCGCAGACCCCAACGACATCTACGCCGACAACATCAAGTACGTGTCCATCCGCTCGGCAGAGAACTTCAAGTACACCCTCGAGGCACTGACCTATCCGCCCGAGTTCGAGCAGTGTGATGGCTCTGTCGAGGTGGCAAAGGGCGTGAGCATCGGTCAGCAGAAGCGCTGCCCCTTCGGTCTGAGCTACCGCACCCGCATCGGTGCAGACGACGACCCCGAGAAGGGCTACATTATCCATCTGGTATGGAACAGCACCGCTTCGCCCTCGGACAAGAGCCACGAGACCGTGAACGAGAATCCGGACGCCGAGACCTTCAGCTGGGAGTGCGACACCACCCCGACTCAGGTGACTGGCTACAAGCCCACTGCTCACATGACCATCAACTCCACCCTCATCGAAGCCGCAAAGCTCAAGCTGCTGGAGGACAAGATCTACGGCACCGAGAACAGCGAGAGCACCCTGCCCACTCCGGACGAGGTCATCAAGCTGCTGGGCGGCGTTACCGACGCGGCATAAGAACCTCTCAGTCTCGCTCCGCTCGACAGCTCCCCTAATAGGGGAGCCTTTGGCATGTCGGGCCACTCTAAGCTGGATGAGAGAAGCCCAATAGGGCGTGAACAGCAGTGCGCTGCTACAGAGGGCAGGCACTGCTATTTTTTCAAAATGGAAAGAACGAGGGCATGACCTATGATCAAGAAAACCATTTCCTACACCGACTTTGACGGCAACCCGCGCGTCGAAGAGTTCTGGTTCAATCTGACCAAAGCCGAGATGATGGACCTTGGCCTGAGCAAGGACGGCGGCTACGACAAGTACATGGAGCAGCTGATGCACAGCACCAAGGTGGGTGAGGCCATCGAGGTGTTCAAGAAGATCCTGCTGCTGGCTTACGGCAAGAAGAGCCTCGACGGCCGCAAGTTCGAGAAGAGCCCTGAGATCACCGCAGACTTTGTGGCGACTCAGGCTTATTCCGACCTCTACGTGGAACTGGCAAGCGACCCGGACAAGGCCGCAGAGTTCATGAACGGTGTGATGGGCGCAGACGTCCGCAAGATGGTGGCTGAGAACGAAGCCAAGGCGAAGGCCGCCGAAGTTTCTGCCGCTGTGGCCGCAAACAACGCCCGGGCGCTGGCCGTGGCGGACCCGCAGTAAAACCTCTCAGTCTCGCTCCGCTCGACAGCTCCCCTAGTAGGGGAGCCTTTGACATATCGAGCCACTCTAAGCTGGATGAGAGAAGCCCAATAGGGCGTAAACGGCAGTGCGCTGCTACAGAGGGCAGGTTTCATAGAAACCTTATCTTAAAAGTGGAGCACTGTCGATTGCAAAACGAAGAACCCATATCAACTAAAAAACAAGCCTGACCGTCACGCCAGTGCCTCTCCTTTTGGGAGAGGTGGCTGCGCAGCAGACGGAGAGGGCTACGACAGGGAGAGTGACGAGATGCTGACCATCCAGATACCCGGTGAAGAATACTGGGATGCTGACCGGGAGGAATTCATCTGCCGGAAGGCCACAACGCTGGCGCTGGAGCACTCGCTGCTCTCTCTGTCTAAATGGGAAAGCAAGTGGCACGTGCCGTTTCTCGACGCAAAAAACGGGCTGACCCCGGAGCAGATGCAGGACTATGTGCGCTGCATGACCCTGAACAAAGGGGTTCCGGACGAAGCATACCGCCATCTGACGCAAGAGAACTGCACCGCTATTTATACATATATGAACGACCCGATGACCGCAACATGGTTCCGGGAAGACGAGAATACAAACAAAGCCGGACCCCGCTCAGGAAAAAGCACCGCAAGTGCCGTGACGAGCGAGGTCCTGTATTATGACATGGTGGAGCTGGGTATCCCGTTCGAGTGCGAAAAGTGGCACCTGAACCGGCTGCTGACCCTCATCCGTGTCTGCAACGAAAAACATAAGCCGCCCAAGAAGGTATCGAAGAGCGAACAGGCGGCCCGGAGAAAGGCGCTGAACGCCAAGCGAAAGAAAGAGCTTGGGACGAGAGGATAGCTGCTCTTTGTCTGAGCTGGACGAACAGAGTTCAATAGGGCGCGAAGGGGCTGGCACTGCTACAGAGAGAAGGTGGGTTCGTGTCCAAAGTTATTCTGTTCCGGCAGAAGGGCGGTTTCAAGAAGACGGAGCGCTTCCTGAAAGGTGTCAGCGCCGGAAGACTGGACGCTATGCTGGCGGGATACGGTCAGAAAGGCGTGGAAGCGCTGGCGGCGGCAACGCCCAGGAAGACCGGAAAGACGGCTGCCAGCTGGAGCTACCGGGTGGAAAAGGGCAAAGACAGCATCACCATCATCTGGTCGAACTCGAACATCGTGGACGGAACGCCCATCGCCGTTATCCTGCAATACGGACACGGCACGAGAAACGGAGGGTACGTGGAAGGAGTTGACTACATCAACCCCGCCATGCGCCCTATTTTTGACGAGATAGCCAAGAGAGCATGGGAGGAGGTAAGGCGGGAGTGAGCCAGGAGATAGACCAGCGTGTGGTCGAAATGCGGTTTGACAACGCGCAGTTCGAGAAAAACAGCCGGGACACCATGCGGACGCTGGACAAGCTGAAAGAGAAGCTCAGCTTCAAAGGCGCGGCAAAGGGTCTCGAACAGGTGCAGGCCGCCAGCGAGAACGTGGACTTTTCCGGCATGGAGAAGGGACTGGACACGGTTCAGGCTAAGTTCAGCGCACTGGACGTCATCGCCTTTACAGCCTTGCAGCGCATCACGGACAAGGTGATAAGCACTGGCGAGCAGATGGTAAAAAACCTGTCGGTGGACCAGATCACCAGTGGATGGGATAAGTATAACGAGAAAACTTCCAACGTCCAGACCATCATGAACGCCACCGGCAAGAGCATCGACCAGGTGAACGGCTACCTGAACAAGCTGATGTGGTACTCGGACGAGACGAGCTACAGTTTCAGTGAGATGACCAGCGCGCTTTCGCAGATGACGGCGGCGGGCGGCAAGATCGACAAGATGATACCCATGATCATGGGCATCGCAAACGCCACGGCGGATGCGGGCAAGATAGGCTTTGCGTTCCAGAGCACCATCCGAAACCTGACCCAGAGCTACAGTGCAGGGCATTTGCAGTTACAGGACTGGAAGAGCCTGAACCTGATGGGTACGGCAACGAAAGCCCTGAAACAGGAGCTTATCGACACTGCGGTGGAGCTGGGCGTCATCAAAGAAGGCGAAGTGACCATCGCCAGTTTTGAGTCGAGCTTGCAGAAGAAGTGGGCCAACACAAAGGTCATGGAAAAGACCTTCGCAAAATACGCTTCCATGATGGAAGCGGCCTACGAGCTGACCCAGAAGAACCCGGGCATGACCAGCTCGGAGGCGCTGGAACAGCTGAAGGGACAGTACGGGGAGCTGGCAGAACGCGCCGCTCTCGCCGCCCAGCAGGCTACCAGCTTCGGGCAGGCCATCGACTCGACGAAAGACGCTGTCAGTTCAAAATGGATGTCCGTGTTCGAGACGATCTTTGGCAACAAGGAAGAGGCCACCGACACATGGACGGAGCTGGCGAACCGGCTGTACAACATCTTTGTGCCTTCCATTGACGCCCTGAATGACAGGATGAAAGAAGGCCTCGACAGCGGCTGGCAGCAGATGCGGGACGCTTTTGGCGACCAGGCAGACGCTTACACGACGGTGCTGGAAAAGCTGGCGCTGGCAAAAGGCGCTGTGACCGAAGAGGCCATTGAGAAAGAGGGGAGCTTTGCGAAAGCTTTGCAGAAAGGCAAAGTGAACGCCGAACTCCTGACGACCAGTCTTAGCGACACCATCAAGACCTATGCAGAGCTGCTGGAAACGATGGACGAAGCCGACCCGAGATACACTTACATCCAGAAGGACTACGAAGCCCTTCTGAAGCTCAACGATGCGGTGGCGGACGGCAGTCTCGACCTTGAGCAGTATGCAGAAGGGTTGACGGAGGTGTCAGGCCGGGAGCATCTGTTCAACAGCCTGTGGAACATCATGGACGCCATCGGGAAGGTCACAGGCTCTGTCCACGAAGCCTTCACCGAGATATTCCCGCCCACCAGCGGAGAGCAGATACGCTCCATCGCCGAATGGCTGGATGTGATGACCAAAAAACTCATCATCACGGATGAGAGTGCGGCGAACCTGAAGCAGACCTTCAAGGGTATCTTTGCAGTGGTGAAAGTGCCGCTGACCGCCATGACGACGCTGGCGAAGACCGGGGCAAGGGCTTTTGGCGTACTGGTGGACGTCCTGCGGCCGGTGGGAGCAGTGCTGCTGAAAGTGGCAGGAAACATGGGGAGCTTTGTGTCCGAGATGCAGAGCACCCTGCTGGGAAGCGGGACGCTCAGCGAGAAGCTGGAAGCCATCGCGAAGAGCGCCAAGAAGCTGCTGGACCCGCTGACCACACTGGGCGACGTGCTGAAAAAGAGCATCGGCGAGAAACTGAGCGAAGCGAGGAAGGAAATTTCAAAATGGGCCGACAGCCTGCCGGACGGAGTGCGCGAGGGGGTCTACACCCTGCTGGGCATTCTGGAAGGACTGGGTGCCGGTACACTGACCGTGGCCGGTGTCGTGGGTGGAGCGCTGAGCGACCTGAAGAAAAGTGCGAACAAAGCAATCGGCACTGTGGCCGACTTTATCACCGGGCAGAGCAAGAACCTAAACGGGTATAAGGACACGCTGACGAGCCTGCCTGCCATTGTGGGGGCTGCAGTGAGCGCCTTTGCCGAGGAGTTCAAGGGTGCTGCCGGGAATGTGGAGAGCGCGGCGTCCAGAGTCTACGAGCCGATGAAGGTATTCTTTACGGCGCTGAAACAGGGATTTGACTCTATCAGCGGGACGGATATTTACCGGTTCCTGAGCCTTCTGGACGTGGGACTGCTCTCCTACGCCATCGCACAGTTCGCCAAGGCCATAAACAGCCTGCGGAAGATGCTGGCAACGCCCCTGTCGAAGATGTTGGACAGCATTTCGGGAAGCTTCAACGCGCTGACGGGGGCGCTGAAAACATGGCAGAAGCAGGAGAACACCAAGATCCTCACGGGCATCGGCTCGGCCCTGCTGATGCTGGCGGGGGCCATGTTCGTCATGAGCCGCATCAACCCGGAGCGGTTCGTCTGGGTGCTGAGCGCTACGGTGGTGCTCATCGCAGAATTGGTGACGGCGGCAAAGCTGCTGAAGCCGGAAGTGAAGGCCTTTGACTCTGCGGTGAGTGGACTCGGGTCTCAGCTGCTGAAAGCCTCGACTCTGTGGGGTTCTGCGGCGGCACTGTTGGGACTGGCGGCGGCGACGAAGGCTCTGTGCTCGGGATTCGTGGCCATCGCGGACGCCATAAAGGGCGAGAACTTTCTCCAGAACCTCGCGGCCTTTGCGGCGGCAGTGACAGGTATGTACGTGCTGACACGGAACATGGGGCTGCTCATTGCCACCGTGAAAGCCCGTGACCTCGTGATAGGCGGTAAGACACTGCTGGGCCTTGGTGCTTCGCTCATCGAGATGGGCATCGGATTGCGGATCGTGGCCGGTGCAATAAAGCCTCTGAGTGAGGTGAAGTGGACGAGCCTTGTGAAAGCCGTAGTAGGAATGGGCGCACTGACAGCCTACCTCACCGCGATGGGAAGCATGCTCGTGCTGGCACAGGGCGTGGCGGACACCATGCTCACATTTCAAAATGGACTCGCCATCGCGGCCATGGGCGGAGGCATGTGGGTACTGGTGCAGGGCGTATGTGCTCTGGCGGGGCTCATCACCGAGAACGTGGACGATGGCACCCTGAACACCACGAAGCTCGAGTACGCCACTACGGCCATGAAGACCCTGATGATCCTCATGACGGCGTTGAGTGTACTCTCCAGCAAGACGAAGCTCAGCTCGGGTGCGGCGGTGCTGGCCATGGCAGGGGCGATGAACGCGGTGGCTGTGGCTGCTGCGGCACTCTGTCTGATCCCCTGGCCTCAGCTGGGAAAAGCGGCTGCTGTACTGGCTGGGCTGAGCGGTGCGATGTTTGCACTGGGCGAATTCGGCTCGGCAGGATGGAGCGAGGGTGCAGGCATTTTCCTGATGGCGGACGCGCTCATGGCGGTGGCCGGGGCGTGCCTGATGCTGAGCAAAGTGACGCTTCAGGATATGGCAAAAGCGGGCACTGCATTGTTGGCTTTAAGTGTCATAGGAGGCACTATGAGCCACTTTGCCGGTTCGGTCAACTTCCTGAACGTCTCCACCGGAATGCTGGCCATGAGCGCTTCGCTGCTGGTGCTGGCACCGGCCATCCAGCTCATTGGCATGGCAAAGCCGGAGGCAGTGAGCCAATCGCTGTGGATATTTGCCGATACCATGATGGCGATGTTTGCAGGCGGTATGCTGCTGACCTGCATCCCGGAGCTTGCGCTCGGGCTCTCGACTCTGGCAGGCGCTTTTGCCAAGTTTGGCAAGGGAATGCTCTACCTCGCCGGTGCAGGCGCACTCTTCGGCACACTGGCGCTGTTTGCCGGCCCGCTGTGTACGGCCATCATCAACGCCGCGCCGGACATCGAGGATGCTCTGGTGGCTGTGGTGACGCTTATTTGTAACGCCATCAACCAGAGCGCCGAACCCATCGGCGAGGCCTTTACCACCCTGTGCAAGGTGCTCATCCAGACGGCCATCGACCTCATCGGCTGGGCATGGAGCGGCGAAGGCGGCGAAGGCGATGGCATCAAGGGCGCACTGGAAGAGCTGGGAAAGAACATCTGGGACGGCATCCGGGACATCTTTTCGCCGTTCAGCGACAATGGAAACTTCCAGCAGAGAAATGTGGCGTTCAAGTTCAACCCCGATTTCAAACCCCAGCGCATCAATGTAGCAGATGTCTTTACGTTCTCCGGTGCAAAAGACGACGCCGAAAAAGAGGGTAAGGAGATCGGTGAAAATGTCGCAAACGGAGCGGCGAAGGGCATCGAGGAAAACAAAGCCCGCGCAACGGGTGCTGTACAGGGTATGGTGGACGACACCATAGATACCACCAAGAAGGGGTATGACAGCCACAGCCCCTCCAAGGTCTTCGAAGAGATAGGCCAGTACATCACGGAAGGCCTTGCCATCGGCATCCAGGACCCGGGCGCTCTGAGCGGGGCGCTGGCAGCGATGCAGACTGTGGCAAAGAGCATCCGAAGCGTCTTTACGACTTTCTGGGGCATCCATTCGCCGAGTCAGCTGGCGGAAGAGGACGGACGGAACGTCGTAGAGGGACTGCGCCTTGGGATCGGAGACCCCGACCTAAGAAGCCAGCTCTATGATGCAAGCTATGAGTCCGCTTCGCAGGTGCGGGACGCTGTGGGCGCGGCACTGGACGAAGCCAAGAAGACGGCCTCGGACAAGATGCTGGAGCTTTATGACATCATGCGGCAGAAGCAAACCTTCGGACTTTCCAGCGGCACGGGCGGTTATACGGTAGGCGGAGTGGAAGTACCCTATAAGGCCGGTGCATCCAAGGATCTTTTCTACGATACACAATATAAAGCCGCAAAGGCTGCTCAGGAGACTGCCGAGAAAGACGCCAAAGAAGACGCCAGGAATACGCCCTATCTCGGCGCGGACTGGAAGCCCAGCTCCATGTGGGACGAGGCGACGGAAGCGCTGCGAAAGTACGAGAGCGGCGAGATCAAAGCGAAAGACGCCCTGAAGGGCCTGACTGGCGAGGCAAAGGACTGGGTCTCAAAGCAAATCGGAAGTGCTCTTGGTCTGGAGGGTCTTGACCCGAGCGAGTATTCCGACCTCATCCTCGAGCAGTACAGCGGCTATCTCCCCGACGACAGTACAGGCGCTTCCACTGCATCTTCCGGCAAGAAATCCTCGGGCAAGGGTAAGACTCTGGCCGAGACTATCGCCGATAAGTACACAAAGGAGCTGAAGGCCAACAAGTACCTCCAGAATGCCACCGACAAGGAATACAACCTCTGGGAAGCAGGCGAAGGAAACACTGCTTCCATCGAAGCGCTCATCCAGAAAAAGGGTGAGACGCTGGCGAAGAGCATCGAGCTGCAGACAGCCCGTGTGGACATCGCACAGAGACAGTACGACGAACTGGTCTCCCGGGTGGGAGCCAGCGACGACAAGACGAAGGAAGCCTACAACACTCTGCTGGACGAGAAGAAGAACCTCCTCGACTTACAGCAGGCGAGGTTTGAGAACACCTACAAGGCGGCCATCGAGCGGTATGAAAGCGACGACAAGGTGGCTCAGAGCGAATACCAGCTCTGGGCGGACACCTACGAAAAGACCGTCTCCGTGACCGAGAAGAGCAACAAGAACATCGAGACCATCAACAAGCGTCTGGCCATCCAGAGCGAGAAGACCGCCCTCGCGGAAAAGGCTTGGGTGGAAACGAAGGATGCCCTCGGCGAAGCAAGCCTTGTGACCCAGCAGGCTTACCGGGACTATCTGGAAGCGCGGCAGGAACAGCTGGAGCTGGAAAACGAGCTGGACAAGGCGCAGCTTGCGGCTTTTGACGACCTTTCGAGTTTCTATGACAGCCGCATCTCCATGGTGCAGAAGCGGATGAACCTGCTGGACAAGCTCTACAACGATGGCGACCTCAGCGGGCGGGAAGACGCCTATGCCAGCGCGGTGGAGCAGTATGGCGAGGACAGCATCGAGGCACGGAGAGCGGCAACGCAGGGTACCATGACGGCCCTGATGGGCGTGAACAGCGCACTGACCAGCATGAGATGGCAGATGAGCAAGGTCACGGCCATGCAGCAGAAGTACCAGACTGCCCTCGAACAGGCCGGAGGCAACCGCTACGATGAGACTGTCATGGCCGCTTACGAGGACATGATGGAGACCCGCTCGACCTTTGCGGACTATGTGGGAAATCTGGCAGACGCTCTCAACGTGAGCGACGCCACGAAGAAGGCCATGATGCAGTTCGGTGACGCCATCGCCCAGAACTGGAAGCCCATTCAAAATGGATTCATGGCGGTGGCCAAGAAGATGAACCCGAAGCTGGTACAGGGATTCTCTGACCTGTTCGGCCTCTACATGAAGGACGGAGCCAGCGAGACCGTGGCCGCTGCTACCAACACCGTCGTTGCCGCCATGAGCGGAGACTGGGCCAGTGCGGTTGCAAGTGGGCTGACTGCGGTGCTCGACGTAGTTGGCACGGACTTTGGCCAGACCCTGACCGAAGCCATCAACACCGCGCTGAAGAATGCCTTCAGCGGAAACGGGATGTTCGCACAACTGCTGATGAAGCTTTTGGGAAGCATCGACCTCGGCGGAAGCGGAAGCTCAGGCGGCTTCCTCTCGAACATATGGCAGTGGCTCAAGGGCGCTGCATCCGCCGCAAAGAGCTTTCTGGGCGGAGCGTCGAAAGCGGCCGCAGGAGCCAGCGGAGCGGCAAAGATCATCCCGGTGCTTGGAGGCGTCGGCACGAGCGCAAAAGGGGCCGCTGTCGGCGCGAAAACCGCAGCGAATGCTCTGGGGCTGGCGGGTAAGGCTGTGACAACCGTAGGCACGAAGGCGGCCGGCATCCTCGGGACAGTGGGAGGCGGCATTGCCAAAGTCGCGGCAAGTCTCGGCCCGCATGGTCTGCTGGCTGCTGCTGTCATCGCAGGAACGGTCGCCGTGGGTACTGCTGTGGTGAAGAACTGGGACAAGGTGAAGGAAGCCGTCGGAAACGCATGGAGCTGGATCAAGGAGAAGGCTTCGGGACTCTGGGACGGCATGAAGAGCATCGGCAGAAACCTCATGAGCGGCCTTGCCATCGGCGTGAAATCCACTGCCAAATTTGTCCTGAAAGTGGCTCTGAGCCCTGCTTATGCCATCATCAGTGGATTCAAGCATATCCTCGGCATCCACTCGCCCTCGAAAGTCATGGCCGGTATCGGTGAATACGTCGTCGAAGGCCTGACCAGAGGTATCGTCTCTACCGAAGGCGAAGCAGAAAAGGGCATGGACGAAGTGGGCGGAGCTGTCATCCGTAGTGCGCTGGCGACGACAAACGCCATTGCAGATCATCTCTCGACTGACAACCATCCCAGCATCACCCCGGTGGTAGACCTTTCGGATGCGTCGAGGAGCAGCGCGTGGCTGAACAGCGCCTTTGCAGACCGGAAAGGAACCATCAGCATGGCGGCGACTGTGACCGGACGGATGGCACGCAGGGCCGAGACTTCCTCGAGAAATCAAAATGGATATGAAACTGCCCCCGCACAGACCCAGACGTACCGGGAAGTGGTGGAGGCCGTTACTGCCCTTGGCGAGCGCATCGACCGGGTGGCAGAGTCTGTGAAGGGCATGAAAGTCGTGATGAACAGCCACAAACTTGTTGGCGAGATAAAGAGTGACATCAACGACGCCGTGGGCGACATCATCGAGAAAGGGTGGTAAGGCGTGAGCATCCTTCAGACTGTTGTGCCGGAATGGGCCGACGGATTCACGAGCCTCGTGTTCCATATCCCTGCCGATGCACCCGTGAAGGTCATCCGGACAGGAGAGCTGAACCTTGTGCCTGCCGGGCCGCTTCTCATCGAGCCTTTCGACGAGAAGATAACGACACTGGATGCCGCTCCGTGGCACGGTACCATCGAGCGTACCCCTCTGAAAGACCGGGTCTTCGGGAATGCGGAGGGCAGCTGGGAGTTCTATTATGTCGCAGATGACCAGAGCCACACGTTCTGGGACTGCTACATCCAGATGAACATCCCGAAGGACGCCGACCGGTATATGACGACAGCCAGCACATGGACTTCGACCTATCACACCCTGCTCCACTGTTTACAGGGCCGGCGGGTGCTGGTGGATGTGCCGGACGGAAAGGGGAACATAAAGACTTATAAGGGGCGATGCTGGGTGAGCGGCTACTCCGCAGACCAGAACGGGCAGATAAAAGTGACCATCTCATACAGCCTTGCCCCGCCCAAAGTTTCGTAAAGCGCAGTGCTCTGCTGTATTTTTGCAGCAGGGCATTACAGTTTACGAAAAGATTTTTGAAAGAGCGCTTGGCATGTCGGGCAAGTTACGAGTGGACGAAGGAAGTCTTGTCTGGACGGAAACAGTAGTGCGCTGCTACAGAGGGGAGATTGAGAATATGGACATGCCGCACGGGATAACTATAGGAAGTATCCACACATGGAAAGACCTTTATCTGATACCGGTATGCCGCCCCATCGTACAGGCCCCGACCGAAAAGATCATGACCCTCGACATCGAGGGACTGAACGGAACGGCAGACCTTTCTCACAGCCTGACAGGGTATCCTGTGTTCAACGACCGGGAAGGAAGCTGGCAGTTTTATCTGGACACGGAGCGGTATCAGGAAGAACATGGTTTCTACGGTCCTGTCGGCGATATGGCATACCGGGACATCCAGCAGAAATTGCTGGCGGAGATGAAAGCGCCGTTCCGGACGAAAGTCATCCTGGACGACGAGCCGCTGGTGTACTACATCGGCAGGGTATGGGTGAGCGGAAAGCCGTCGTATCAGTATGACCACGCAAAAATCACCCTGCAATACCGACTGTACCCGTTCAAATATCTCGTGAAAGAGCCGAACGGCGACTGGCTGTGGGACCCTTTCTGCTTTGAGACGGACCTTGCAACGCCGCAGATGAAGAATGTGGCGATAAAGGCTGGCGAAGAAAAAACTTTCACGCTGGTGGACTCGGACAAGCCTTCGGCAGTCTTTGTGACCAGCAGCGGAAAGGCAGCGGCAATGCTCGGAGACGTAAATGGAGGAAACTACACCCTTATCACCGAGGATTTCGCCACAGACATAGACGCCACGGAAGGCATCGAGAGCACAGAACTCGTATACTTCTTCCAGACACGCCAGCACCGACTTTCGCTGGAAGAGGTAAAGATGCCCGTAGCACTCATGGCTGGAAATTTCATCGGCAGTATATGGAACGGCAAGCTCACCGTGACACTTGGGGTAAGACGAAAAGGAAGCACTGTTTTGCTTGCGGCTGTCGTGTGGAAAGGCATGGTCAATGACTATTATGGCAAGACTGTGACCGTCGGAGGAGCAATGAAAGCTGCACTCGAGCCAAACACGAGCTACGAGTTCGTGCTCACGGGCGAGACAGAGGGATTTCTCGTTGGAAATGATAGCATCCGGCTGCTTGGCACCGTCACCCACGACGGTGAAGAAAAACCGAATGAGAGCAGTTATGTTCAACTCAAAGCCGGAAGCACAGAGCTGAAAGAGGGAACCGGCATCCGGACATGGTTTGGCGGAACGATGAGCTTTTATGCCGGCGACGGTGCGGTTCTGACACCGGAAAAGACCGTGAACATCGGCACGATGGACGCTACACTGAACAGAAGCGGACGGACAGTCGTGGTACAGGCCGACGAGGCCATCATGGTGAGTGTGGAATACAGGCCGGCATTTTTATAGTGTGCTACTACAGAGGGCAGAACGATATGAGATACAAAGTATACGCCGGAAGAGTGGCAGTGGACTTCAAAAACTCACTGGGTACACAGACAGCCCGCTTCCACTGGACCGAAAAAGTGCTTGTCTATGACTCCTACGGAGATTCGATTGAAGGAGAAGAAACAGACGGCATCCTCGCTGAACCAGAAGTGGAACTGGAAAACAAGGCGGCGGGTACATTCAGCTGCCTGGTGCCTTACCAGGTGGAGACCCGTTTCGGAACCATAAAAAATCCGTATTACAGCAATTTTCTCCTGGGCCAGACCTGGGTCATGGTGGAAGAGGACGAAGAGTGCATCTTCTTTGGCCGGGTAACAGGTATTGAAAAACAATTCGAGCTCGACCTCGAAGTCACTGCCGACGGCGTTCTGGACGAGCTGTCGCGGATGCAGACGAAGCTGGACGCCGGGAGTTACCAGACGACAAGCAGCTCCGGGAGCATCCTCGAGCTGATGATGCGCCCGAACCAGAGCGATAAGGGATACAGCCCCGTGAACTGCATGGAGCGGGGGCACGTGACTGTGGACAGCAAGAGCATCAGCACGGAGGAAAGCGGTACACAGGTCGGAAGCTACTGGAGCATCCTGACGACATATCTGCTAGAGCACAAAAAAGGAAGAGACGGATACCTGCGCCTGAGGCTTGCAAATGACCCGGGTACAGAAGATTATTTTTTCTACTACGACTACCTGAAGGAAGAGGATGTCCCGCGCACCGAACAGACCATTGAATACGGCGTGAACATGTTGGATATGTCTTTCGAGGAAAAGAGGACATCGGAACTTGTGAACAGCGTCACGGCACACGGCATACAAAAAGTGAAAAAAGGCTGGTGGATATTCTCCAAGACGACCTACGAGTCCATCTCCAAAAGCGCTAAAAATGATTTTTCCATTCTGGCCTACGGACTGAACTCGCGGCACATCTATGTGGACGGGCAGGCTTCGACAGAAGATTCCCTCTACAAAGCGGCATTGGAGGAGCTGGACAACTACAAGCAGGTCGTCGAGCCGGCGCTGACCATCAAGGCCTTTGACCGGCGAGATGCAGGTGAGAATGTGGACAAGCTGGGATTCCTGCTGAGCACCCGGATACTCTCGACCCCCCATGATATTGACCGGTGGATGGTCTGCACGAAAGTAAAACTGCCACTGGATGCAGTCAACAGTAAAGAGTTCACCTTCGGACTGACGAGCAAGAAGCTCTCAAGGCGATTTGACAGCCTTACCGCGGTAGTCAGCCGGCTGAAAGATGCTCTGAACGGTCTGGTCGGACACGTCAACGAGATAAGCGAGACGAGCTGACCTTAAAAAGCAAGTAAAAGGAGGAGCGGAATGACCTACGATGAAGTGCTCGCATTGCTGAAAGAGGCAGTAAAGGGCGTCCGGAAGGCCATCTACGGCGTGGAAGTGCGTGAATACATCGCACGTTCTATGGAAGCCGTCATCGAGATGGTACGACTGGGCATCGAGCGGATGAAAGAACTGGCCTCAGATTCGAAGAACAGTGCAGACGCCTCGGCGAAAAGCGCCGCAGAGTCAAAGAAGAGCGCGGCAGAATCGAAAGCATCGGCCAGCCAGTCGGAAGCCAGTGCAAACCGGAGCAAGGCAAGTGCGGATGCTTCCGCAAAGAGTGCAAGCGAATCTGCCACAAGCGCCGCAGCCGCAAAGAAGAGCGAGACGAATGCCAAAAGCAGCGAGGACTCGGCAAAGCGATATTCGGACAAGGCGAAAGACGTCATTGCAGAAGCCAAATCGGAGTATAGTGGCGGCTATTACAAGACCTATGACCTGACGGCTCTGAAGGGCAGCTGGAAGAAACTTTCTCCTGTCAAGGGGCCATACCAATACTATTGCGACATCACAGTCCCCGACCTGACGGAGAGACATTCACCATTCTGTTCGACCTGGCTGGAAAGCTATGCGGCAGCGGTGGCGGCAGGGCTGGCGAATGCGGTCGAGACGCGAAATGGCGCGCTCCGGCTTTTTGCTATTCGGGTGCCGACGAAGGACATCGAGCTGGTGCTGACGATTTTTGGGGTGGGGACGACTTCTTACGAACTGACCCTGCCCGTCCGCGACTGGGTCAAAATGGAGTCTGCCATCGGGCCGAACCAGTATTACTGCGATGTGGAAGTGCCGGGATGCCTTTCGACCCTGACTCCGCTGGGGACCACCGCTCTCGAGAACTTCGAGGCGGCTTCTCCGGCAGGGCTGGCCAGCATGATAGAGACCTATGATGGTCATGTGCGCTTTTATGCCGTGCGGAAGCCGACGGCGAACATCGACGTCATCGTAGCGCTCATCAGGAAGGAAGAGCCGGTCAACACCCCTGCCACCCGGGACAAGCTGGGTCTGGTCAAGATAGGCGACGGCATGAACGTGACCAGCGGCGGCAGCATCTCGACCCGGGGTGCGACCGATGCCGAATTCGAGGCTATGATGGAGCGCGTCTTTGGAGAGGAGTGAGCAGATGGCAGGAGAAGTGATATTTGCAAGGCTCAGCCAGCTGGAAGCTTTTGGCATGAAGGTCGTGACTGATTTTGCCGCCCTGACGGCACGGGTGCAGAGCCTCGAAAGAGCCGGAGGACAGCCGAATATCATCGAGAAGATCCTTGTGAACGGCATTCAGCTGGCTGTGGACGGAAACAAGGCGGTGAATTTCAGCGTCCCGACAAAAACATCTCAGCTGAAGAACGACACCGATCTTCAAAATGGAACACAGGTCAATGAGAAGCTCTCGACCAAGGCTGACAGTGGGCATGACCATGACGGGCGATACTTCACCAAAGAGCAGGTGAACAGCGCCATTGCGGGGAAAGCGGACACCGGCCATACCCATGATGACCGGTATTATACGGAAGCTGAAATGGATGGTAAGCTGGCTGGAAAAAGCAATACAGGGCATACCCATGATGACCGGTATTACACCGAAAGCGAGATGGATACGAAGCTTGGCGGCAAGGCGGATGCGGAACACTCTCATGATGACCTGTATTACGCCAAAAGCGAAGTGGACGCCAAGTTTTCTGACGTGGCAGCACCGGCATGGGACAGCATCAGCGGCAAGCCGACTGCTTTTACGCCGACTGACCATACCCATGACGACCGGTATTATACGGAAGCGGAGATCGACCAAAAGCTGCAGGGATTGCCGACCGCAGGGCATAAGCACACAAAGTCGGACATCACAGACTTTCCTGCCCTCGGCACGGCTGCGGAAAAGAATGTGGGCGACTTTGCAGCGGCCAGTCACACGCATAACTATGCTGGTTCGTCCAGCGCGGGTGGTGCGGCAAACTCAGCCAACAAACTGAACAAGAACGCGGGTTCTGCTACGCAGG